CTTTTGCATAGTTAGAGAATCAGGACAAATTATATCAATGCCTAGATATTACAAAGAAAAAATCTTTGATAAACTAGAGCTTAAAAAAATGTATAAAAAATATATTGAAGAACAAGAAACAAACTTCGAAGAAATGTTCAACTCAGGAAAAGACGAGCATGAACATTATAAAAATATTATCAGACGAGATAATAAACAGCAAATGCTAAAACGATTAAAAATTTAACACTTATGAAACTTAAAAATGCTTATCAAAAATCAAAGTACAAAGGAAAGAAAATGGATCAGACTGTTAACACAATACCTGATCAAAACTTATCCATCAGACAATTACTAGACAGACACTCCAGAGGTTTACCTCTTGGAGCATCACAAAACCAGGGAGAATATTTCGACACAGAAATTCCCCGATTTGACGATCTAGTCGACATGATGGAACATAAAAAACAATTAGTTAAAGAACATAAAGCTTTAACTAAAAAAATTGAAGCTGAGCAAAAAGCTCAAGCTGAAAAACAAAAAGCTACTGCCGAAGCCGTAGAAGTAGCTAAAACAAACCCTATAAAAAGTGCTGAATCTTGATTCGGCATTTTTATTGGGTAAAACTGCGATGATAATCGCTAGCACTAATATCATACTTGATATATTAGTGCTAATTGACACCAATAACCCGCAAACGACCCAAAAAACGAAAACGCAGTGAAAGTATAATAGGGGAGGCAAAGGAAAAAACGTGTCAAAAAAAACAACCAAAATCATAACGATTTGGTAAATAAAAAAAAATCACTATATTGCATAAACAAACAGAGGATCTACCTCTGGTTTAACATACTATAAATTATAGTTCAAATAAAATTAACACTTATGGAAACAAAAAATTTCAAAACTGAAGAAGAAAAGAAACACGATGAATCAATTCGAAAAATCGTACTACAGCACTGTGTGGCTTGCCACCAACAACTCGATCTCTTACAACTTAGGCTTATCAACTTTGATGATCTGGTTAAAGGAGTTCAAGATACAATTCAGTTAACAAACAAACAACTTTCAGAATTAAATTTTGAAAAAGCAGGAGTAACAATACCAACAAAACTTAAAAAAGTATAATGTCATTCTGGAAATCATTAGGAAAAACAGCCTTATCAGGCTTAGCCGGCGGAATTGGACCTGGACTATTTAGTCTGGGTTCAAGTATGCTTACAAATAAAGGTGCACAACGTAGACAAATGACTGCGGATCAACAAAATATTAACTTTTGGAAAATGCAAAATGCATATAATACTCCTAAAGAACAAATGAAAAGATTACAAGATGCGGGACTTAATCCAAACCTCATATATGGATCTGGACAAGCTAATACTGGAGTTGCTGGATCCATAGCCCCATCTCGACCAGCACCTTATAATATAAAAAACCCTGTTCCACTACAAGCGGCATTACTAACATCTCAAATAAAAAATATGGAAGCTCAAACTGCAAAAACAAATGCAGATGCTGATCAAGTTAGACAATTAACAGGTGGAAAAGTAACAAATTTAGAATTAAGAAATCAAATTTCAGCAGTAAAAGCTCAAGTTCAAAATCAAACTAAAGCTGCACAAATTAAAACTATACAAAATTCTGCAATACAATCAGAATTTAATAATAAAATTAAACAAGCTGATGCAGAAGCTGCAACTGGTGGATATGTAAAAGGTAATTATATATATACAATATTTACACAATTAGGAATAGCAGACAATTCAGAGTTTTCAAAAACTATGAGAAAAGCCCTTATAGGCGGATTATTAGGATCACAAATTTTCGGAAACTTATCAGGAGCAATTAAAAATTTAATACCAAAAAAAGGAAACGTAAGTAATCCAACATTTAATAGAGCACAAGAACTTAACATTATAAAAAATTAATATGAGTATATTCAGTAAAGTGGCTATGCCACGACCACAAACAAACACATTTGACCTATCACACGATAGAAAATTCTCAGGAAAAATCGGAGAATTAATGCCAATCTCCGTAATGGAAGTAGTACCAGGAGATAAATTTAACATTAAGGCAACTAATCTTACAAGATTCGCACCGCTTATCACACCAATTATGCACCAAGCAAGTGTCTATTGTCACTTTTTCTTTGTGCCAAACAGAATATTATGGCCAAACTGGGAAAACTTTATATCAGGTGGAGAAGATGGTCTTGCAGACCCAACATTCCCTACTGTAGACTTAACAATTCCAACTCAATATGGGATTCAAACACTAGCAGACTACTTAGGATTACCAACAGGCAAACAAATTTCAAACGTATCAGCTTTACCTTTCGCCGCTTATCAGAAAATCTATCAAGATTATTACAGAGACGAAAACTTAATAACTAAAACAGATGTCACGTTATCAGACGGAACACAATCAGCAACAGATATAATTGAACTAAGTTCAATGAAAAAAAGAGCATGGCAACATGACTATTTCACATCAGCTTTACCTTGGACACAAAGAGGACCAGAAGCAACAATTCCTTTAGGTACAACTGCTCCAATATTATATGATAACACTGGTTCACAAGGAACTATTGTTAGAAACCATGGCACTGGCCAACCAATTTCACCAATTACATTTGATGGCGCTGCAGCATTAGAAACAGTTGGTTCAGGATTTCTGAGAGCGAATATTCCTAGTGCAACTTATTTAGATTTTGATGATGCAACTAATTATAAAGCAGATTTATCACAAGCAACAGCTTCTTCAATAAACGACTTAAGAAGAGCATTTAGATTACAAGAATGGTTAGAAAGAAACGCAAGAGGCGGAGCTAGATATATAGAAATAATTACAGCACATTTCGGCGTAAGATCATCAGACGCTAGACTTCAAAGGCCAGAATTCCTTGGAGGATCGTCCACACCAATTACCATAAGTGAAGTTCTGCAGACATCTGCAAACGCAAGTGAACCAACACCCCAGGGAAACATGGCCGGACACGGAGTATCAGTAGGTTCATCAAATTACGTTTCATACAGAGCAGAAGAACACGGCTACATTATAGGTATTATGTCAGTCATGCCCAAAACCGCTTATCAACAAGGAGTACCAAAACATTGGAAAAAACTGGACAAATTTGATTACTATTGGCCAAGCTTTGCAAACATTGGAGAACAGCCAATTTATAACGAAGAGCTATATCACCAAAACAATCCAACAGATGCAGAAGTATTCGGATATACACCGAGATACGCAGAGTACAAATATATTCCATCTACTGTTCACGGAGAATTTAGAGATACATTAAAATTCTGGCACATGGGTAGAATATTTGGATCAAAACCAACACTTAATCAGGACTTTATAGAATGCGATAGCGATGAAGTAAAAAGAGTATTTGCATTACCAGAAGCATCAACCGAACATTTATACGTGTATTTACACAACGAAGTAAAAGCAACAAGATTAATGCCATACTTCGGAACACCAACAATTTAGAAACTATGGGATACAGAAGATCAAAACGAATTAAAAGAAAAGGCATGGCTTTCAAAAGAAGAAGCCGAATGCAAAAAAAGAAATCTAGAAAATATAACTCATATAGAGTAGCTAGAGGCGGTATTAGATTATAAGTAGGTTTGGGGACCTGCTTGGTCCCCCCTACACTAAAAACCAACATTATGCAGTGTTTCACACCATTTAGAGTACGAAATAAATCGAAAGATTATAAAAATCAAAACTTAATGGTCAATGTACCTTGCGGTAAATGCCTTGCATGTAAAAAACGCCGAGCTTCACACTGGAGCTTTAGATTAAACGAAGAAGCAAAGACTTCTTCATCAGCATGCTTTATAACATTAACTTACGAAAAGGCCCCAATTTCAGAAAATGGCTTTCAAACCCTTGTAAAAAAGGATTATCAACTTTTTCTTAAAAGACTACGAAAAAAGTGCCCTACTAACAAACTTAAATATTACGCTTGTGGAGAATATGGAACCAATACACACCGCCCTCATTATCATGCTATTTTATTCAATTTGCCTAAATCTCTTATTGAGCGTCCTCAAATCATTGCTGACACTTGGACTAAAGGTCATATTCACATTGCTAACAATAATCAACTTACTATTAATTACGTGGTTGGTTATATAACCAAATCAAACTTTCAAAGGTTTAATACCCACGACGACAGACTACCAGAATTCTCTTTAATGTCAAAAGGCATGGGTCTTGGATATCTATCCAATGCCATGAAAAAATATTATAAAGACAGAGAAATCTTCTGCATAGTTAGAGAATCAGGACAAATTATTTCAATGCCTAGATATTACAAAGAAAAAATCTTTGATAAATCAGAGCTTAAAAAAATGTATAAAAAATATATCGAAGAACAAGAAACAAACTTCGAAGAAATGTTTAACTCAGGAAAAGACGAGCATGAACATTATAAAAATATTATCAGACGAGATAATAAACAGCAAATGCTAAAACGATTAAAAATTTAACACTTATGAAAAAAATTAACAATGCTTATTCAAAAGACAAATGGAATGGAAAAATCATGGACCAAACTGTCCATACTATTCCAGATCAAAACTTGTCCATCAGACAATTACTAGACAGACACTCCAGAGGTTTACCTCTTGGAGCATCACAAAATCAGGGAGAATATTTCGACACCGAAATTCCCCGATTCGACGATCTAGTCGACATGATGGAACATAAAAAACAATTAGTTAAAGAACATAAAGCTTTAACTAAAAAAATTGAAGCTGAGCAAAAAGCTCAAGCTGAAAAAC